TACATAAGTGCATCAAATAACATGTTAATGTTATGTTGTGTATTAGAACACCATTTAACTCTGTATGTTGCTGGTGTAGTTCCAGCTGGTATATTATAAGTTACTTTTATTGTTTGGTAGCTAGTTGTTAAACTAACTGCTTCACCAGTAGCTAATACAGTCCCGCTTGAGTCTGTAATCTGCATTACTGCATCTCCTGATGCTGATGCTCCTCTTACCATTCCAGATGCTATAATGTAAGTCGGGGTGTTTCCTGATGTATCACCCGCTGCTCCTGCTCCTACAGAATCTGTAGTTACATAAAAACCCTCTTTGGCTGCAGAGTTTGCTGGGTTTGCTGTAAGTTCTGCTGACCCTAAGAAAGGTGCTCCAGTTGTTCTTGATATAGCTGATCCATCTGCTGTAAATTCTGTTATAGTTGAGTCCTCTATTGATGGATTTAATATTCTATTTATTCCGGGTGAACCAGTCGTAGCTAATTCTAAGTTAGCAGACGTGTTTCCTTGATCCAAATTATAATATGGACCAGCATAAATATTTACTGCGTCTGCTGCGGATGTTCCTACTGACCCACTAAGAGCCACATATCTATCTAGTGGTGCAACTGAGGTACGAGTGCTGGGATCAGTATTCCACTCTTTCCATTCCCATGAATTTGAGTAGCTGTTTGTGAATCCTGCCATTTAATTCTCCTTTAAATCTATCCTAATCTATCAGGATGTCTAAGAAGCTGCCCATATAGCTTATAACTATATGATGATACCACCAAATATAATATAGGCAGCTCTTTATATATTATTTATTTTCCGTAAGCGATTAGTCTGATTCCGATACCACTAGCATCTGCTGTGTCACCTAATTCATCTAATGCAGCACCATCTGCACCTGCTTCATAAATCTCTAACTTTTCGTTACTGTAGTCATATTGTACTACATAACCGTCAGACTTTTGTGAAATAAGAACAATGTATACTTCCTCTAATCCTAATTGAGTAGCAGAAAGTCCTTCACCACCAGTTGGATACGAGTCATCGAAAGTAATATCTTTAATTACATACTTTACGTTTCCGGGAACACCAACTACAGGAGAGGATGATCCGGGATTTGTGATTGTAATTGCCATAATTTAATTTCTCCTTTTATAAAATGGGTGGGGAGACTAGCTCCCCAACCCATCAAAATGTTCTTTCCAAGTTGGACTACGCGTTTAAGTCAGTAATCTTAGCTTGTGTGAAGAAGTTGTGACATCGCATTTCTGCCATAGTGTATAGTAAACCTCTTACTACTAGAGCATTAGCTGCGAAGTAGTCTCTGTTTTCTATATACTGTGTTGGTTGTGCCACAGCTATTTCAAGGTAGTCTGTGTCCAAAACGTATACGTTTGAACCCAATACTGAGTCATCTGTTGCTACACCTTTTGGTGTGTCAGCATCTGGTAGAATTGGAATACCTTGGTAAGTAGCGAGAACTAGACCAGTTCTTGTACCCGGGAAAGTTCTTTCAGAACCTACACCAACTTGGTACTCTTCCTGTCCTAAGTATCTCTGTTGTGATTGTAGTAATCTCTCTAGCTTGAAGTATTGGTCGTGTCCCATAACGATTAGTTTTGGTTCTCCACCATTAGTTCTTACTGTTTGAATACAATCGTCAAGTAAGTTTAGAGATAGTTCTCTACCTACTCCACTGTTGTGCTTAACTGTAGCAGCCGCGTTCCATTGTCCGGAAGGTCTGTCACCGAATGTTAAGTCATACGCCCTTACTCCACCGTTTGCTGCGAAGTTTGCGTTTGTGTCGAATGATCCACCTACTGGTGCACCATCAAATTGTACTACGTCATCAATAGACGTTAGTCCTGCTCTTTCTACAATGATCATACCGTCACCGTCAGCAATAGTAGCTGATGCAGTTCCGTGAGTAATAGCACCCGTAGATGTGTTTACTGCTGAAACTGCTAGTCCAGATGTGTCAATGTAGTCGTTTGCAGATGTGTCGAAGTAAGCAACCTTGTCACCTACCTTAATGTTCTTAGCAACTGATGCTGGTACAGTACCTGAAGTAGTTGAACCAGCGGATACAACGTATCCTGATCCTGCTAATAGCTCTTCGTTCATTTCTTTAACGTGGTCGAGCTGTGCGTTTTCGTTTTCCAATGCAAGAACATCACCAACACCACCTTCTAATTGTGCAGTGAATACTGATTTCACTGAAGCACCGAAAGTAGTTGAAACGATTCTAGGTAAACTAGCTACGTTTGCGATGTCTGAAACATCAACTGTAGGTAGAGCACCAGTCTCAGTCACAGGTCGTGATCTTCCACTACCTCTGTCTGTCCTGATTCTCCAACCAGCTGTGTTACCCCAAACAGTTCTTGGGATTGCATTGAAGAAACGAGTTTGGTTGTTTAATGCATGCCAAACTTTTCTACCATAGGTAGTGTTAAAAATACCTGTAGCAGTGTCCACTGTAAAGTAAGTCTGTTTCTGTAAGTATTCTGGTCCGAATACAGACGAGTACAGACCTCTTTGAGACTGAGCGATATACTCAGATAATGATGGATTTGTAGCCATAATTAATTTCTCCTCGTTCTTTCAATAATAAATTATTTATTCTTAGTTTCCAAGTAGTTCTCTTGGCACACCTGCAGTGTCACCTTGATCTATCTTGTGTTGTAAGTCTCTTAGTTGTTTGTAAGACAAACCACTTAGGTCTTCTACAACATCACCACTTGTTGCATTAGCTTTTACAATTGGAGTAGTTCCATCTGTTCCTAACGCGTCTTGGTTAAGTAGAGCTGGTCTTTGTAAACCATTCTCTTCTCTAAAGCCCATCTTTCGCAGTCTTGCTTCAGACTGTTCTTCAACGGCTTTCTCCATGTTTGCTTCGTAAGCTGCAACGGTTTTTCTCAAAGCATCGAGTTCTTTCCTCATTGCTTTCATTCCGTCATCATCTTCATCGTCATCATCAGCTTTGTCAACAGGCTTTTCGTCTGATCCGTTATCATCGTCATCATCGTCTGCCTTCATTTTCATGCCTGCTCCGCCCATCTTCATAGCTTTTTCTTTTTCATCATCTTCCGAGTTGTGTCCCGGTACATGATCCTTAGTCATAGCTTTCTTTTCATCATCATCGTCATCCATGTCGGCTGCTTGAATTGTTGCTTGCTGATCTTCTATTTTAGTAGTCGGGTTAGCTGCATTTTGAGCATCATCATACTGAGGTTGCGTTATTGTTTTAGCTTTCCTTTCTTTAGCTCCGTCAACATCCATTCCTAGTGGGTTCTCTCCGCCTTCGGCTTTGATCATTGATACCACTTCAGATGCAACTGCTTTAACTAATTCTGATTTTTCAGCTTCTAAAGCCTTCTCTTCTTCTTCCATTCTGTCGTCTTCTTCTTCTTTTGTGAGTCTTTCATCCATTTTAGCGAGAACTTCTGCTACTGCAGATAATGCTAGGTTAGTACCTTGCATGTGATTCTCTAAATTTGCGAATTCTTCTGACATCTTTCGACCTCCTATGTCCTTTCCAGTCTTTATCCAGACTAAAAGTTAAGTTTAAGTTTTGTTAATTCTCAAGGTTGGTCTTAGCCATCCCCGACCTTTATAGAATTATAATATAAAAATAGGCACTCTTTGCCTATCTATAATATTATACTATAAATAAAGGTATTTTTTACATAAATATTACGAATATTATAAATAAATTATAATTTATTCAGTGGAATCTTCTACGAGTTCACCATTAGCCATCTTCAACATCTCGTTCCTGTAGTCATATAATGGAACTTGAATTAGTTTTTTTAGCTTTTCAAGCTGGTTTCCCTCTGGCATAGATGCTTCAACTAAATCTAATACTTTACCAATCATCCTAGAATGTCTGGCAATGATGTATTCTTGTTCAGCTGTAACTTTACTTACGTCTACCATTTTAGCCTCCTTTAAATTTTTAAGAATCTTCTTAGAATTTCCTGTCTTCCCTTTCCTAGTTTACTAGGGAAAGAGATTCCTAATTCTTTGCTGAGATCTCTATACTTTTTTCTCCTTATTACTTTACTGTAAGCATCATCAATAAAAGGTTCGGGAGCTTTTGCTGTTGTATTTACAATGCTCCACTTACCAGTTTCTTGGTTTAACATTGGTCTACGCCCAAAGTATTTCTTTGTATGTGCTTTTACTTTATGTGTATTAGATTGTTTCTTTATATTTAAAAGTGACTTTAGATCACTATATGTTCCTTGTCTAGGCTTTTGCCTTTCAGGATTACCTGTCTGTATTCCTTTCGTATCTATTACGAAAGATAAAGCTCCTTTTCTATTTCTATTTCTTCTTTGAAATTCTTTCACTTTCATTTCATAATACTGTTCTTCTTGTTCTTTACCATCATGTATTAATCTAGCATGAGGAGCTTGGTATATAATTTCAAAACCACCCATATTAGGTATTAATTGACCACTACGTTTTAGCCAACCAGAACCTTCTGGGCATAGTCTTTGAGATTCTTCAAATACTTCTTCTCCCAGCTCTTGAATTATTTCTAGAATTTCATCTTCCATGAATTATTATACCTCTTTTTATAGT